TCATGTCTAAATCAACAGCTAGCCCATCAGATATGTACTCTAATATAATTAACTTACCTGCTAAATCACTTGAAAAAGAAAATGTACCTGTTCTTTCATTTATAGTAAACATGCCGTTGACTTGAGCTTCTTCAGGTTGTAAACCATATCTTTGACCTATTAAACCTTCGTTAGTTGAGTCTCTATAGTCGCCTGGCTGAAAGTTAGTTGTTAAAGATCTGTTTTTCCAAGCTTCCTCAGTTAATGATTGCTGTGATAATAAATTAGATCCATCTTGATCTTGAGTTGGTGCACCATCTTCATCTTGAATAGGTAAACTTGTTGGGTTAGAAGTTACTCTTGTTGGATAAATAATATGTTTAGCACCAGCATTGTCTATCCAAGAACACTTAACGTAATTAACGTAGTCTTGTGGTATTATTATAGACAAGCTAGGTGGAATAGTTAATTCTTGTGATTTAATACTTTTCAATGTATCGTAGCTAAACTCTTGTAATCCTCTTTTAGCATGGAACATTATATCAGTTCTTTTAGCTGATGGTATTAGTTTACCAGCTCCAATATAAGCTACTATAAAGTTATTTATAATATCATTTAAACTTATATACTCATAACTACCATAATTATTTTCAATAGCAGATTTATTAAGCTCTACTATTATAGTATCATTAATGGTTGGAGCAACAGCAAACCTTATAGTATTTTCTGCTTGTAGAATATAGTTAGTTACTAAACTACCGTTAACTTTAACTATAAAATTAGTAGAAGTTAAATCAGTGTTAAATATGCATTTAAAATCTACTGAAGTATCATCACCAATAAAAGCTTGTTGACCAGAGTAGTATTGAGCGTTAGTTTCTGTTAATAGTCCCATTTATTATGATTTTTCGTTTACTTCTTCTTGTTGTACTTTTTGTGCAGCTACTTGAATTATTTGTGGATCTCTAATTACAACACCAGCATATAACAATATTCTTAATATAACTTCTGTTCTTTCAGAATTGTGAAGGCCAAAGTTTAAGTAACCTTGTTGAGATTCTTTAAAAAAATTAGATTCTTGCAATGTTATTTGAAGTGGACCTCCTACAGGTGTTCCAAAAGTTGCATCTGAAAAAGTTATAACATCTCCAGTTGAATATCCAGAACCTTGAGAGATGGCAACTATCGAGTTTACAACGCCATTTGCTACAGAAACTGCAAACTCAGCTCCTGTTCCACTTCCACCAGTGTATACAGCTTGATTATAAACACCATTAGTAGCACCAGATGTATAGTTAGAGCTAACTGTTATAGCTATACCTAGGTTTATAGAGGTAGCATCATAAATATAGTCAGTAAATATATATTGACCTAATGAACCTAAAACATAGCCCCATCTAATGTCGGTTGGCTTTTTAACATACTGCATTTTAATATGTGCAGGATCGACTATTGTTTCAGGATAAACTAAAGCTTTGTTGTCTTCGTATAAATATATTGGATAACTTGTAGTAGGGGCGGTTAAAGGAGCTTTTCTAATATTATATATCTCTGCTCTACCTACTCTTTGTATTTCTTTATATGTGTTAACATTTGGTTCATATGTAATAGAACCTAGTCTATATAAATTGTCAGGCACTGTAAAAGGATTAGTACCGGTTGGATTTAGTTCAGTTTTAAATTCTGCAATTTTTTCATCTGTAATAGCAACTCTGTCTGAGTACTCCATATCAGATTGTGGCACGCGTAGCTGTTGGTTTAAGTCTTCAAAGTAAGCTTCAAATATCTGTCTTTGAACTTGACTACCTATTTTATTAAATTCGTCTGGCGTCATATAACCACGCTGCTCGCTATTTAATATAAGTAATACTGTTTTGTATACTGTATCTACGTTTATTGCCATTTTAATATTTTAAAAAAGAGGCTACATCAGTAGCCCCTTATAATTATAGTCACTTGTTATTTAAACTTTTTCTGTATGGTTTTGTAAACCTCTACACCTTCGTCAGTTTTAAACCACGCAGCTAATGCTGAATACGGGTTTTCATCAAAAGGAATATTCATAAGTTTTCTACCATTGCTACCCCATGTAAATGTTCTTTGATCTTGAGATAACTTCATAATTCCAGCTTCAACAGCTTTAATTCCAAAGTTTCTTAATTCTACATTTTCATCACTAGCTAAATCTAAGAACAAACTAGGATTACTTCTAGCAAACAGTAGTAAATCTCTTTTGAGTTCCTTAGAAGTCATATTCGCGACACCCGAACCAAATTCAACTCTTAGTATAGCTTCAGCATGATCTATTTCCATTGTGCTAGCAGTGTTCATAGCTTCTATTTCCATTTGTAAGTAGTCTAGATCGTCTACAGCTTCTTGAACGTCGTCTTTCTCAGCGTATAGCTTGTTTTTATTTGGATGATATAGTGTCAGTAGCTTTTGTAAAGCTTGATCAGACTTAGGTACCATTAGTACTCCATTTTCAAAAACAATATGACCCAGCGTTACTGTTCCATTTTGCTCATCAACAAATGGGCTTTTCATGTTAGTAGCATATCTAAGCTCTCTGTTAACGTTTTTATTTTCATCAAAAAACATTAGAGATTTTCTTAAAGAGTGTCTAGAGTTTATTCTAAATGTTAAAGGAGATCTACCATTTAATAAATGATAATACCTATCTTTAATTTCCCAAGTATCCTTTTTAATTTCTTTTTTAACCTCAGGTTTCTTAACCTCTGGTTTTTTCTTTTCTTTTGTTTCCATAATATAATATAATATAATAATTAAAAAAGACCCCGCCGAAGCGGGATCTTATTATTGTTTTATGCTACAGTAGTAAACACATTTGTGTTAAGTACAGTTCCAGAAGCATCTGGACCAGCATTTATACATTTTAACCAAGAAGCTTGTAAACTAGCTTCTAAAGCTCTAGCTGCGGCAGCGTTAGCTAGACTTTGGCCAACTGTAATAGTTGAACCATCAATGTAAGTAATCACACAGTTGTCTGAAGTGTGAGCAGCGACAATCTTTAATAATTCCTCAGAAGGAATATATAAAGGTTGATCAGTGTTGTATTTTGCTTCTATTAATTTAGCCATAATTTCTATCTTTTAAATGTTAATAATTATACAGTTGATTTTAATAACACGAAGTTATTAGCACCTTGCACACAAAGACATCTTTCAGATAGGAAATTAACTCTCATTTGATCTCTGTCAGAAGTATAAGCACCACCTACAGAACCAGTGATCCAAGACTTCATTCTTCTATCATCTGCCTCAGAAGCTCTATATCTTACATGTAAGAAAGGACGTCTAATGTTAGATCCTAAAGATTGATCATAAACAGTTGAAGTTCCAGCAGGAACTAAAAGTCCGTCAATGTCACCAATCATTCCTCTTGTAGCAAAATCATTTAGATATTTCCAGTCAGTTTTGTAGAAGTCATAAGAACCTCTTCTGAAACCAGAAAATCCAAAGTTAAGAGCCATATCTTCTTCGTTGTTAAATAAACCGTAAGAAGCAGCGCCAGTTGAAGCATAACCACCATTCATAGCAGCAATCATATCATCAAAATCAAGAGCAGTTGATCTAGATAAAAATAACATGTTTTCTTCAATAGCACCTTGAGTGTCTAATTGTTTTAAGATAGTGTCAAAATCACCTAAAGCACCAGATCCAGGAGCAGCAGCGCCAGCGAAATCGTTATAAACGTTTCCTCTGTCTTCAATAGCAGCAAATAAACCTTCAGTACCATCTAATCCAACAACGGATCCAGCAGCACCTGTTTTTTCAGCTTCAACCATAGACATCTCCATGTAGTCTTCAAATCTTAGTCTAGTTTCAGACTGAGCTTTTAAATACCATAAGTATCCAGATGTTCCATCTTCAGTAGCTACTTCAACCCAACCAATTTGAGCAGTATCAGAACCATCTATCTCAAAATTATCTTTTAAAATAATAGGCTTATTACTAAATTGAGTAAAATCAGGATCAACAGAACCATCCATTCCAAATGTTCCTTTTTTAAACTCAGAACCATAAACAAACATCTTGCAAGTTGCACCAATAGCGATATTAGCAGCATCTATTGTAGCCACTTGGTAAGTTTGAACAGTTACTAAACAATCATTGTTTACATCACGATCAGCAGGCTTAGCAGTAACTAAAGCTTTAACAGTGTTTATACCATCAGATATTACCACAGTTTGGTTTTTTCTGATAACACATTGTTTATCAGCTTCTACTCTTACTTTTAGTGTTAAACCACCAGTTTGAACTACAGCTTGCGCATAAGAAACATGAAGTCTATTTTGCTCAGACCAAATAACTTGATCAGAACTCATAGGCATTTCAGCTCCTACCATTCTCAAGAAACCACCAATAGTTCGGTTCCCGTATCTTTCTATTTCTGCTTCATACAATTCAGGTAAGTATTGCTGAGCAAAAGTGTTTGTATCACCAGTAGCATCGCTGTTAAAAGCAAGATAGTTCTCGCCAGTAGCCATTCTTTTTTGATGAGGTTTTAATCCTGGAGGGAAAGCCCCGCCAGTTGTTGAATTATCTACAAATCCCATTTTTATGTTTTAATTGTTTTTATTTTTTATTCTTAATTTTAACTTTGAACTATCAACACCGCTTATTGCTCTTACTTTTAATCCATTAATATAAACATCACCAGTAGACGTAGCTCTTGGCTCATTTGTTATATTTTTAGATTTAGCCATCACATCTTTAACAGCGTCGGCTTTGCCTTGCTCATAAAAATGATTAGCAATAGTATCAGCATTTTGTGCCGCGAAAATAGCTTTATGGTAACCTTTATAGTCTTTTACTTCACCCTTATTATCTAAGAACTTCCCGATTAGGTTGGTAAGATCAGATTGATTACTTGCAACACTTTCTTTATCACTAACTCCATATCTAAACCTCTTTTCTCCAACATTGAAGTCAAAACCTTTGAATTCTTGGTTAAAAAAGTTTTTAGTGTTAGATTTAAATGTATCGTGTTGGTTTTTTTGTATTTTCTGTTCTTCGTTGTATCTATTGAAAAAGTCAGTAGCTTTCTGTTGGTCTTGAGTTACGCCGGGTCTCAACTTGATTTCGTCGTAGTATTTACTCTTAGTGTCCTCTAAAAATTTACGGGCTTTAGCAATCTCTTCTTTGAAGTCGAGTTTCTTTTTTCTTATATCTCGCTCTTCATCCATATCTTCGTCAAATGAAAAATTATCTTCTAGTAAAAAGTTTATTTCTTCATGATCCAAATGTGGTTTAGTCTGTTTGTAGTATTCTCTAATTAAAGCATTGTCATCAACAGTAGAGTAGTCAGCGTTTAATCTAACGTAATCTTCTACAGTTCCACCTGTTTCTTCCATAAACGAAACTAGTTTCTCGATGTTTTCTGGTAGGGGTTTACCAACTACTTTCTCATCTCTAACAGCTTCTTTTAGTTCCTGCTCTACTTCTTTTATTTCTTCAATTTCTTCTTTTGTAATTTCCTGTATAGGTGTTACATTTTCTTTTTCTTCTTGTTCTTTACCTTTTTCGTCTTTGGTACTATTAGAATCCCCTTTAGGCTCATCATCCCTTTTGGAACCCTCATCGATAACAAGTTTGACTGGTTCTTCTTCTTTGACAGCATCTTCTTTGTTTTTAGATAAATCTACTTTAATTGTTTCTTGTTTTTTAGTAAGCTTTTTAGGTTTAGTTGGTTTTTTAACCTTAAACTCACCTTGCTCTAAAACGCCGTCGGCGCCTTTTTTTATTTCTTCTGACATAATATAATATAATAGTTAATATAAAATTACTTAGGGCCAAATTGCTCTAAGCCAAATCCACCCATGTTGTCACTACCTGCGGATTCGAAGTTCTTTGGTAATAAATCATTTTTTCTTTGATCTATTAACTCAGACTGTTGTGTTGCTTGTATTTTAGTTCGTTCGTCTTTACGATCTTCTTTAAAACCTTCTTGTTGTTGCTTAGCTTGTCCTTGAGCTTGCGCTAGTTGTACGTTGTACTGGAACTCCTGCTGCATCAACTGCTGCTTTAATTGAGCTTCCATTTCCATTTTCTTTATATCAAGCTGAGACTTAGCGTTTTCCAATTGAATTTTTTGCTCAGTTAAAACCTGTTGCTTCTGTGTTTCAGCTAAGGCTGTTTGTTCTGCTAGCTGAGCGTTAGACTGTGCTTGAGCTTGCATGTTAGCCTGTTGAGCTTGTTGATCTCTTTCTTGTTTCTTTCTTCTTTTTTGCTTTAACATTTGGTTAGCCAATTTTAAATTAGCAACCTCTCTAATATCGATAGCATCTTCAAGATCTATTTGTCCAGACTGCAAAGCTACTTGTATGTTTTGCTCTAGTTGAGCTTTCTGCTCTTCATCTGGTTCTAACTCTAAAAACACTCCAAAATCATGTATACTTAAATCTATTAGTTCGTCTAAAGTTCCTACATTGTACTTAGATATACTTTGTTCTAAAGACATTCTAGTTAAGGGAAACATTAAAGCATCGGCTACTCTTAATGATATATTTTCACAAGTTCTAAGTGTTAAGTATAAACTGGCTTGTAATATATGCCTAGTAGCTACGTTTGAATTAGCAGCGGCTAACTTTTGTAAACCAACTAATGACTGCTTATCTGGTAATGTACCATCTCTAGCTTCATTAAGCCCGGTGACATCTCTAATCATTTTTAAGTAATACTCATAAGTTTGTATTAATGACTGTATCTTACCCATGCCATTAGAGGATGAAAGCTCTTGTATTGGAACTTTACCTGGGTTCATACCACCATCTTGAGTCATTGATCTACCAACTAAAGATCCAGTTTGAAAATACATATTTAATGCTTCTGCTGGGTTATAATTAGTACCATTGCCTAAATCTACTTCTGCTAAACCATCTATATCCATATAAACCCCATCAGGTACTATTCTAGACATCACCTGTTGCAGTTTTAAATGAGTTAACTGTATCATATCAGCAAAGCCAGTAATTCTGCTTACAATTGATTCTATACGACCTTTATAGATTCTAGGAGCAACTATACTATAGTTCATATTAACCTTAGTAGTATCCGCGTTAGGTCTAGTCATGTTTTCAGACATTTCCCATTTCAACATTTTTTCATGACCTAGTATTTTAGCTCCAGAGTATAAAACTTCAATAGATCTAAATGCTTTTTTAAAGCTTTCGTTTTCAGGCGGATTAAATGTATCTGTTTTTTCTATAGCTTTCTCTAACCCAGTTGCACCTTTTTTAATTTTAAAAACTTGATTAGTATAAGTCTTATATTC